TGTAAATTTTCGGGGTCAGTTGTTGTTAAATAATTTTGTAATCTAGTTGTAGCAGTCGCCACAGTCTCAATAAACTTCCAGTTATTTGTAGTTCCAGAAGTATGTGTAGGTGCAGCTGTACCAGAACTTATAGCAGCTTGTGCTTCATAGATTCGAGCTGTACCACTGGTGGTTTTCTGTACCTTGTCTCCATAATTCCAATCAGTATCAAACCATTCTCTAGCCCCATACTTTATATTTTGAGCTACACCGGGGTTATTACCACTAGCTTTCCATACTTTAAATCCACCAGTTGCGTCTATCTGACCAACATATGCACCTTCATCATCATCACGAAAGTAGTGAAACCAAGATCCACCACTCGCTACACTAGCTAATGGTGTTGTACCTACTCTAGCTGCACCCGGTCTTTTAAATAAACCATAAGTTACGTCAGGTATAGCATTAACTATATCTCTTACCTGACCTTGGAATTTTAGATGATCTGGCTGTTCAGATATACCTTGGTTAAAACTAGCTATAGTTTGTGTTATGCCTGCCATTATGCGTACCTTGTTTTAGATTTTTTCTTCTTTTTAGTAAGAGGTAAACCTTCTGGATTTTCGTCACCATGTATAACACTAGGACGTCTATAGACATCATCAGTATCTTCAATAACTGGAGTCTTATACACCTTACCGTCTTCATCTTCAAATTTAATTTTTATTGCCATTATCTTGGTAAATTCCTCCATGGTTGATATGTGGTATATACAGTATCTTCTGGGAATCCAAACATGCTATGATTACCTTGGTTACATTCGTACTCCATAAGGCTAGCTCGGCTTAAACCTTCTTGAGTCTGTAATAATTGTACGAGTTGTGGGTTAGCTACAAGCTGAGTAGCTGCCATTCTAGATGCTCTGTAAGTTATATGTCTTCTAAAGACTGGTGGTAGATCTTCAAATTCATATATTTTTGTAACATCTAGTACGAATTTTTCTACGTCAGGAAACTCATCTGTATGAGTCTGTTTATCATACAAGAATCCTTTACGTCTGACAAAGTTATATGTCCTACTTCTCCAGTTATCATGTAGATCTAATTTAACTACATCTGCTGGAACAGTAACTTTGTTAGTAGTAGAATCTACTTGAAATTCTACATGACTTTCTGTGTTAAAATGCCAACCTTCTGACTGTACATCTATGCTAGCATCTTTTAATAAGTTATATATAAATTGTATCTCTGGGTTTGCGTTTGTGATTGCCCCAGTTACAGGATCTTTTAACTGTGTTATTGGAGCCTGTCCGATAGCTCCCAGTATTGAATTTACTGCGGATAGTTCGGTATCGAGGTCAATAGTTGTGGAAGCCATAATAAAAAAAGGGAGCCGAAGCTCCCGTATAAAAATGAAATTTAGAAAGCAGCAGTTGCACCAGATAATGTACCTGTACCGGCTACTAATTCTACAGCAGCAGCTGGGTTTAATGGAGCTACTCCCATTGCGAGTCTTCCTAGGATTACGTCGCCTTGGTAAATAACTGACACGTCGCCAGATGTTACTTGAACTTGTGGTCCGATTGCTTCTACAAGACCAACAGCTTCTTTCTGGAAGATTAATCCACAAGAGTTGTTGAACTTAGCCGCTTCACCGTAGTCGTTTACGGTTCTCTGTCCTTCGTTAGCAGATGCGTTAGCAGTAGGAACAGCGATTTCTTGCTGATCTCCCATTGCTTCTGATACGAATGAACCAGAGTTTCCGGGGTCTGTTACACCGGGGTTTGTTGCAGATCCGGAACCATAAGCTGTACCGAACTTACCAAAGAATGGTATATTCATTGACTTATAGATTCTGATACCAGCAATCTCGATGATGCCATTACCTGACTGTAATGCGTCACCTTGCTCATCTCTGTTAATTAGATAAGCACCTGAACCTGATCCACCTACAGCCTGAATAAGCTCGTAGTATTGTCTTGGGTTCAATACGGCTACTCTACCTTCGCCAGAAACGCCCTTCTCATCTAGCGCAGCAGCTGCGTCATAGAAAGCGTTTACGAGAGAGTTAGCAACGTATGCGTCAGATGCAGCGTTGTTTAAACCAACTCTGATCTGTGTTCCACCGGGCTCTACAAAGCCTGTCTTTGTGATAGGACCAGCGGATCTAGCAGCCTTAGTGATAGCTCTGAAGATACGTCTATCATAGTTTTCTGCTAGTGCATATCCGATCTTACGAGAAATTTCTCCACGTAAGTCGTAGTGTGCAAGTGTTTCATCTAGTTCATAAACGAAAGCACTTGAGATTAGAAGGTCATCTATAGTGATGGTCTTCTCAGCTACTGGAGGTGCACCATCTGTGTTACCTAGTATGCTGTTGCCGGGTACGTGGTACTCAGCTTTTGTGTGTCCAGTGTAGACGAACTGAAGACTCTTACCGTTAGTAAGTGTTCTCTTCATTACAAGGTCTCTAGCGATTGCATTGTGCTGGAAGCCTTTAAACATCTCTCCACTGAACAGCTTTAAATAAAGTTCACGGGCGTTGCCTGTGCTATTCTTCTGACCCGGACGTGTAAGTGCGGTAGTCAGAGTACTATTCTGTTGAGCCATTGATATGGATTAGTAAAGATTGATATTGCTTAGTACTAATTTTTCTCGAGATTTTTTTGTGGTCTATCCCACCGTCTAGACGGCATGAGGTATCCTCCGTAGAGGGCTGATGCCAATGGCAGGGGAGTCCGACTCTGAGGTGCTCCCCGGCTGTTTAGTAAGAAGGAGTCTCTAGTTGAGCATCTTCTTTCTTTTCTTCAGTTTTGTTTTCTGGTTCTGGAGCTTCATATGTCTGAGGTTCAAACCTTGTGACTGATGCTCTCATAACCGAGCTTTGATGTGCCATTACTTAACAATTTTAGTATAAACAACACCACGGTAAACGTAAGTTACTGTCATAGTCTCCTCCGATACCTAGCCCCCGTTCCATGACTAGATTGCATGCGTCGCAAAGCGATGAACGGACGTGGTGTTTAAATTAATTTTATATTAAAAGATACGGAAATTCTATCTTCGTTAGATTGATTAACCGTAACTCCATGTTGTAAATATGCTGGAAATAATAACAATAAACCATCTTGTGGTTCGATATACTTCTGTAGCTCTTGTCTTAAATACTGACGAGCTTCTATATTATATGCGTTCAACTCAGAATGTGCCACAAAACATTGTGGGTTCTGAAAGTAAATATCACCAGAATTTTCTGGGACACTAACATAATAAACTCCAGCCAAATCACTCATTGGATGATCGTGACTAATGTTATAAGTATTAGGACCATTAATGTTTATCCAGTGATTTACAATCTGTAACTTCTGTTGAAAAACTTTATTAATAGAATTATCAAATAAGTTATATAAGCTATCTGTAATTAAACTATTATTTTTATTTCCCTTTGATTGCCAGCCTCCACTATTACTTGCTTGGACACCCACAGGGTCTGCTTGTCGTGCTTCTAGACAGTAAAGTTTAAGGAGTGAATCTACTTCTGTTTCTACCAGATGTAGTAGACTTGGGAATAAACATTCAGCATTATAATTCATGGGGTGTGGGTGGATATAGTTCTTAGCCTATAACTGGTGCAGTTAAGGCGACTTGTGTTGACTCAGATGATGCTAAGTCAAGTGGAAAGTTGTGAGCATTACGCTCGTGCATTACTTCAAAGCCTAAGTTAGCTCTGTTTAATACATCAGCCCATGTAGGAATGATCTTGCCGTTAACGTCAACGACGGACTGATTAAAGTTAAAGCCGTTAAGGTTGAAAGCCATGGTGCAAATTCCCATCGAGGTGAGCCATATGCCAACCACGGGCCAAGTAGCCAAAAAGAAATGTAAGCTACGAGAATTATTAAAAGAGGCATATTGGAAAATGAGTCTACCAAAGTAGCCATGTGCAGCTACAATGTTATATGTTTCCTCGTCTTGACCAAACTTGTAACCATAGTTCTGTGAAACGTCTTCCGTGGTCTCCCTAATGATTGAGGAAGTAACAAGGCTTCCGTGCATAGCACTAAACAAAGAACCGCCAAACACACCCGCAACTCCGAGCATATGAAAGGGGTGCATAAGGATGTTGTGTTCCGCTTGGAAGACAAACATGAAGTTGAATGTTCCACTGATTCCTAGGGGCATGCCGTCAGAGAATGAACCCTGACCGAATGGGTAGACAAGAAAGACTGCAAGAGCTGCGGATAGTGGTGCAGTATATGCAACAAAGATCCATGGTCTCATGCCAAGTCTGTATGATAGTTCCCACTGTCTACCAGCATAAGCTGCTACTCCGATTAAGAAGTGGAAGACAACGAGTTGGTATGGTCCACCATTATATAGCCACTCGTCCAAAGTGCCGGCTTCCCATATTGGATAAAAATGTAGTCCGATTGCGTTAGAGGAGGGGACGACTGCTCCTGATATAATATTGTTTCCGTATAATAACGAGCCGGAAACAGGCTCACGTATGCCGTCTATGTCTACAGGCGGTGCTGCGATGAAGGCTAATATAAAACAAGTTGTTGCTGTTAATAAGCAGGGTATCATAAGTACACCAAACCAACCTACATATAGGCGGTTATCTGTGCTTGTAACCCACTGACAAAATCTTTCCCAGTTGCTAGTGCTGCTACCTCTTGTTACTGAGATAGCTGCCATTAGAATACTCCGGGTATAATTTGTCCTGTTGTAGCATAAGCTCCTACTGCTGCTACGAATCCGAGCATTGCTGCCCAGCCATTAAATCTTTCTGCTTCTGGTGACATTAGTTTTCTTGGGGGTAATAATTGTATAGGGGGTTCGTTTGGGTAGATGTTACTCTTACCATATTCATTGGTAATCATTTTTTCTTAGTTTTTTTCTTGTAAGGTTTTGCTGTTTTCGCTGACCGTCTAAAGTTAGCGGCGGTGGGAGCACCCTTAGAACCCACCTTTCTCATCTTCTCACCAGAGCCAGCTTTGATACGCTTTCTCTTGGCATGGATGTTTGCGTACAATCCTCGTTTAGCCATTGTTATACTGGAGGGAACATATCCCTATGAAAATTTTTCATGCGACGTAATCTATCACGTCTACCTTGTGAGGATTCTTTTATGATTTTAATTCCTTTATCATAATCTGCTTCACTCATGTCCCGCAGAT